TCATGTTCTTTCCTACGTTTAAACAGGCGGTCATTGTGAGCCATTGTCGGGAGTGCCCGAACATTCAGCACCCCTGACTTGCGGTTGTTTTGGAACTCCTCAAACCCTGAGTTCTCAAACAACTTCCTGACTGTATAGCGTAACTTGGGGGGAATCATAAGACCTCCTTAAAAGTCGATTGGAAAAGTACGGGGGTTGTCAGCCCTTGTGTGATACCCCTTGCGCATCACGTCATCTGTGCTGTAAGTGCCGCCCGATCCTGCACCCTCGGGAGGGTTGGCGGTAGGCTCAACCTCACGTGCCCTCACTGTCTCGCCATCCTTTGTAGGAGGCTTTGCAGGGTCAGGCTTGGGGGTAGGTGTATCACCGCCCTGTTCGCCTCCTGTAGGCTCATCTGAGGGGTCTCCTGAGCCATTCTCATCATCACCCTCATCATCGGATGGGTTGGTTGGATTGGTTGGCGGCTGAACTGGCTCATCCTGAGTGTTCACATTGTTAAGCTGATCAAACACCCACTTGGCAACCTCCAAGGTGTCCCATGAATTGCGGCAAGTGTTTAAACGCTTGACGGCCTCGGCAAAGATTGGCTCAAGACCAAGGGCGAGGGGCACTTTGATCTTGGCGTGTTTACGTGCGTAGACAGCTAGAACAAAGGGGTACTGGACAGGGTCTGACCAGTCGATTGCCTTACCTTTGTGGTTCTTGTAGGCCAAGCCCTCGGCAACCATGCCGTTGATCAGGGCACTGAGCAACTCCTCAATGTTGCCTGTCAGCCCTGCCTTGATGCCCTTGCCCTCAATCCACGCATCCTCTAAGGCATTGTGTAACTGGGCAACGTACTGACCATGCGCATAGGCAGAGTGGACAGCATCAAATTCAGTGAACATCCAGTGCAACAACTCATGCACCGCCATGCCTACGTTGCGCATCAAGTCACCCTGAGTCAGCACCGCATCATCTTTGACGTTGGCAAGCTTGACCGAGCCGCTCTTGTTGATACAGGCGGTTTGTACACCGCCATCCCACTGCACCTCGACAGGACGCAAGCCAATGTCAGAGCAGATTTTGTGAATGGCAATCACCACTGCACGTTTAAACTCATAGCCACGATAGGTTTTCATATTGACCTCACAGATATTTTGCTAGAACACTAGCGTTGATGTAAGCCGCCTTGATTGCATCAAGTGCGACACGGCTCTCCTCGGGCTGACGTGAGGTAACAGTTGATTCCCACGCATCATCGACAGAGAGAATGTCCAACGCCCGAATGAAAGCAAGGGCAGATCGGATGGAGGGGGCATCGATAACGTCCCCAGTTTGAACCTTGGCACGGGCGGCAGAGATGGCATTCACTACGTGTTCAGCCAACATCTTGTGGCAACCAGTGTGCAGGGTCAGTGCGTAAACCTCTTGCTCTTTGCTGAGGTACTTGAACTCAATGACACGGGCAAAGCGGTCAGCCAGTGCTGAGTTCATTGATTGGGTCTTGGCGTAGCGTCCTGACGTGTCGCCATTGGTCAGGGTGTTGTCAGCGGCAAAGACCAAGACACCCTCGGCTCTACGGTGAACAAAGCCCCCGTAGTTCACTGCACTGTTCGGCTCTAGGAAACCGTTCAGGGTAGCCAACTCACCTGCATCTGCCATGCTGATTTCATCAAGCAACAGGACAGTAGAGGGTGAGGTGAAAGCCTCCAAGAAAGCACCTTTCTTGAACACTGTCTGCCCGTTCTCAAGACCGACAGCACCGATCACGTCATCGGCAGTGGTGTACTTGTGGAAGCTGATACGGGTGTAAGACCGTCCAGTACGTGCGGCAAACTGACGGGCTGTCTCTGACTTACCCGTACCCTTAGCACCGCCAAACCATGCGTTCTCGCCTGTATTCTGAGACAGGATCAAGTGCTTCAAGATGCTCTCTTGCCATACAAAGTTGGAGTCAACATCGGGGGCATCAAAGGCATTCCAAATGTCAACCATCACAGGGTCACCCTTGGCATTGCGAACGTCAACACCGAACACATCAAGCGCAGACTTACGATCAACGATGGTTGCCTTGGTAGCGTTAGCCACGACAGCCTCTGCCTTGGCATCTTTGACTGCCTGAGCAAAGGGTTTAAACGCCTTGGCAATGGCACTGGCAACCTCTGCGCTGATCTTGTCCTCATCAAGGTTGGATTGTGAAGCGACACTTGCTTTGTGAACTGCAATTGTCAGGTCATTGACCTGTTGTGCAACAGCACTGACACTCTGAGCAACCGCTGTCGCCCTATTGACCGCATCAAGGGCAACCGCCTCGGCACGGCTTGCGGCATTCGCTGTCGCATCAAGCTTGGCAGTGTCAACGCCTGAGACCACGCTGTCAGCGACAGGGGTGCACGTCTTGATTGCGTCCAAGCTGACCTTGCCTTGCTCGATCAGGTCACCGAGCCAGTTTAAACGCACCATCTTGTCTTTGTCGGTGCGAATGTGATCGGGTGCACCAAGGGCTGTCACTGCACCGTTGATGATGAACTTGTCGATGGACGACAAGCTTTTGAGTGTGGGAATTGATGCCATGTTTTTCTCTCCTTATGTACTGGTTTCAAACTAAAGCAAGGGTGTCGCCCTCGTTGGGGCAGATTGGCAAGTTGAGGTTGCCATGTTTAAACGCCCACTTGTTTGTGAGTCGCACGGTGTAGCCGCATGATGGGCACTTAGCAAGCAACATCCGAGTGCCTTGCTTTTTGCCAACCGAGGCTGACAACTCAGCGTGAACGTATGCACCGAGCGAGTCGATGATTTGTTGGTACGCCTGTACGAATGCACCGCCATGAGTCACCGACTTGTAACGGGCAGACTGAGTGCCGTTGGGCAACAGCAACATGGCATCGGCTATCTTTTGATAGGGCTTGCCGTGATTGAGCGCACCCTTGGCGGTATGGCACAACATGGCAATGAGGGTCTCAAAGACCTTGACTGGATCGGCAAGCACAGGGCTGATGAAAATCTCATAGTGAGCATCAGCACTGTTCGTATTCGGGAAGCACTCGCCAACTGACTTGAAGTTGGTGCGCTTGGCGTTGGAGGGGAGAGCACAAGACACTCTGATCTTGTCGCTGATGGACACGCCATTGATAAGAAAGAAAGGTTTCAACTCATTGACAGCCGCAATGAGCCAATCTTCACGGGTAGAGTAAATGATAGGTAGTGACATGGTAGGTCTCGGTTGCCGTGGGAATTTCCACTGGTGAACCCCGTAAGGCTCACCGCTAAAAATTCAATAACGCAAGTGTAAACGATAACGATATCCTTTGCAAGAGGGTATCGCTATCAATCATTAGCTTACGTTGCAAGTAAGAGACAGCACTTGCAAACGTTGCTTGGCACGGGCAAAAGCCTCGGAGATAGCATCGGCTATCTCTACGCCAGTGAACCCCTTGTTGTGTCCCCCTGCGCTGTAGGACAAACGGGCTGTTGGCTTGCGGCCAAAACCATAGTCAATACGCACCTCACAAACACCCTCGCTACCCCAGTGGGTAGGCGATTGGTAGGTGTAAATAATCTGCCCATGCACCTGACCTTGGTCAACATGGGTGTAGTCTTTAATGCTCTCTGTAATCATGCTCACTCTCCTTTGTTTAAACCCAACCGAACCGTTTTGCGCAGACAGCACCCATACCGAGTGCGACTGACTCAGGGTCTGATAAATCCCTGTTACATACCGAACACTTGCCGAATGTTTTGCCATAGGCAATCGCTGAACTACGGGGGTCAGCAAGCATTTCGCTGATCTGACTCGCACTCTCAGGGGAGGCATCACGGGAGGTGAACAGCTTGCCGCCTGTCACCTTGCCGAGGTAGACACCCTCTGACTTGATGTAGATTGAACCTGCATTCTTTCCTGTCACTGGGGCAGGGCTGAACACAAAAGCACCGAGCCGCAATTTGGGGTAGGACAAGCCCGACTCCTTAGCGTTACCAAAGGCAACCTCTATGGGGGACACGTCAACCTGAGCGGCAGGGACAGGCTCAGGACGGGGGGCAGAATCTTTAGCCACGCACCGCTGAATGGCGGCAAGTTGGTTGGGGGTCAGATTGCCATATCTGTGAAGCGCAGACAGCACAGAGGAGGCAAAGGAGAATGAGGGGGATTTAGCAACAAGCCACTCATACTCGGCAGGGTTGCTCTCAATGAACTGCTTGATACGTTGAACATTCATAGTAGGTCTCCGATGATGGGCAAAATTGCCACTGCAAAACCCTGACTAGCAGGGCTTCACGGTGAAAATTCAAGCGGCAACAACCTTTCTGTTTAAACACTCGTTGTAAGTGCCAGTGAAAAAGATGCGGTAGCCGTTGCGTTCACGGTCACCTTTGCAAACAATGATGTTGCCGAAACGGTCAATCTGTGCTGTATACATACTGGTCTCCTTTAGATTTTGTAAACGCCAACTTCACCTGCATTGATCCACTCGGCAAGGAAGCCGTGCTTTTTGAGGGTTGCATCAAGCTTGGGGTGAACACCGAACACCCAGTCTGAACGCTGATAGCCAGTGTGGTAGTCAACCCACAGGTAAGACTCAGGCTCTTCTGCGCTGATCTGAAATCTGCCGTTCATGTCATCCCTGACGTAGACGGGGACGCCCATTTTTTTGAGTTCGTTAAAAGCTTTGATGTATTCACGTTTCATGTTGTGTCCTCTGTAGCCGTGCAACATTGCACTGGTCAACCCCGTAGGGCTGACCGCTGTAATGTCAGTCTGCTCTTGATCCCATGTAGGCATCAATGCCGTTGTTTCTCAGCACCTTGGCAAAGGCGGTAGAACCTGCTTCTTTCACGTCCATTGACTGGGTGAAATTGCTAGTTGGATTCCAAATCATCCAACCCCTGTTCCAGTGTTTTTTGCCAACGTTGTTTTTTCTGCACCAGTTAACGAAAGGGTCTCTGCCGTTGGAAATGTCAACCCATGCAAAGCCGCAATACATCGGCTCGCCATACTTGGCAATGAAGTCAGCTTCTGCTTGTTCAGCGGCCTGTACGGCCTGTTCGTAAATTGCTTTGTAGTCCATGTTGTGTCCTAGGTAGCAGTGCGAAAGTGCACTCAGTAGCCCGTAGGCTAGAGGCTGAACTCTCAGCGTGGACAGGGGGATTTCAAACGTTTTACGTACCTGATTAGTCCCTGCCTCAAGACTCTTGTTGGTGTCCCCAACTCTGTCTCACTAGGACTTTGATCAGTAGCCTAGAACTTATCCCCTTTGTCGGCTGGGTGGGGAAAACATCTAAAGAACAATCAACCGACAACTGAACTTTAACAGAACGATGGTGTCTGTCAATACACCTAATATTTATCCGAGTAAACCGTAGGGTTATTAAATTGTGGGTTGGTGGTGGTTTAAAGACATTCTTTATTAGTACAGATGCGTTTTCTGCTTTGAACTACAAAGTATTCATTTCACTATAAAAGTAACACTCGGGTCAAAAGTATTAAAAAACGCTCAGAACGGCTCAGGTGAGGCGATCAGGGAGGTGGTAAGGGGGTAGTAGCCTGAAGGTCTAAAACGGCTCAAAATCGATTCTGATGCGTTCTAGAGCCATGTATCTTTATACAGTTCGCGCTTACTTTTGAGGTATTCAGTAGAACTTAGGTACACAATTCTTGGTGTTGTTTTTATGCACTGTATAAGTAATGTATAACATATGTATAACCCTGTGGATAACTCGGGGGTGTGGATAAGCTGTGGATAACTTCCTGTGGATAACTTTTGACTTGTCCACAGGGTGTGGATAAACTGTGCATAATACGAACAGTGTGTTTACCTGAGTTGGTGCAGGGCAAAGTTGGTAGGTACTAACAATTATGGAGTGTTTAAACATGAGCAAAGCAAGTCAAGCTGAGTACAAGTCGGAACTGGATCAGGCGATGGATGAAGTGGATGAATGGGGCGATGATGAAAGCCCCGAGACCCTTAGCGAAGCGGAACAGTTAGCCCATAGCGCAGAGAGACCAAAGAGGCGAAAGGATGGAGAACATAGAGGGTCAGAGGTAAAGAGACCAAAGCCTCTAAGCCCTCGGCAAGTACTGTTTACACAAGGGGTTATACAGGGGAAAAGCCTACGTCAAGCATACAGGGATGCATACGGGAATGACACTGGATCAGATGCTTCTATTAGTGCTAGTGCAAACAAGCTAATGAAAGACCCGAGGATCAAACACGTACTTGAGGAGGCTTGGGAAGAGACAGCGGAACACCTGAGTGAAGACCTTGCCGCAAGCAAGAGGTATGTTCTAAAGGGACTGTTGGCACTAAGTAAGAAAGCCAAGCAAGAGGGCACTAGATTAAAAGCACTGGAACTGATGGGCAAAGCCGCAGGGCTGTTTACACCGACAGATGTACAAGACAAGGCAGTGGTCACTGCAGACCAACTAAAGAGAGAACTTGCAGGGCACATCAAGTTACTAGAGCAAGGCAAGGCCAACGTGCTTGACGTAGACGCAAAGCGTTTAAACACGGTGATGCCAGTAGCAGGCGAGGGCGTGTAAACGTGGGCATACCCGTACCCCCACCCGTACCCGACCCCCACTTGGTGCGAGCCGACACCCCGCTCGCGTATACGCTCTATTCCACTCTTTCAAATACAGTCCACAGAACACCCCCCCTTCCATTTCCAATTCCAACCCCCCGGGGGTATATATATTTTTTAAAAACAT